GGTGAATTATCAGGCCCTGGTGCAAACTCTAATGCAACAGAAGAGTGGAATGGTGCAGGTTCACCTACAACAGTTACATTTACCGACTCATAAGACTTGTAATATATTTTAAACAATATATATAAGAAAGAAACATAAAGGATAAAGCTATGAAAAAAGACGTTAGAGAAGTAATACAAGGTGAAGAACCTCATTTAAATAATTTATTAGAACAAGAAGATCTATCAGATTTTAAAGGTATGGTAGACGAGCTTCGTGATACATGGACCAAGAAACAAATGTTTCGAACAGAAACAGAAGCTAGGTTTTCTGTATTACAAGATAACAGATACCCAACTAAAGCTGCGAAATATTGGCAGTGTGTTAGAGAACAGTCATCGTACTTAGATAACTTAATGACCCTATCATTTGACTATAGAAGAAACGAAGCAAAGATTAAATGGTTAGAAGGTAAAATAGAAAAAGAAGAAGATGAATATAAAGCAACTAAATATAAAATAGATTTAGACGAAGCTATCTTTGGTAAAGCCTCTATGGAAAAAACTGCCAAGCATAGAATGAGAGAAATTAAAATGTGGTCTGGATTAAAGAAAGAATTTAATGATGGATCATTTAATGACAAAGATGTTAATCAACACCAGCTAGAGTCATATGGTATGCAGTATCACGAGAAAGCAAAAACACTAAATGCTAACTCATCAGAAGCAGAAATATTTAATGTAATGGGACAATTAAATTCATTACAAAGAATTAAAAAATCTGGTGAATTAGAAAACAGTTACAAAGAGAAAGAAAAACTTGAACAACATGGTAAACCAAAACCGTAAGTTATTTTTTTTAGTTGCATTACCTAGATCTGGAAATACTTTATTTACAAGTATTATAAATCAAAATCCAGAGATAGCTTGCACAGCTAATTCTGTAACTTTAGAAATATTAAAAAATATTTTTTTAATAAAAACAACAGATACTTTTCAAAATTTTCCTGACCACAAATCTTTAAATAATGTTTTAGATAATGTGTATAATTTATATTATAAAGATTGGCCTCAACGTATAATCATTGATCGTGGACCTGTAATGTTAAGTGGTAATCCTGGTAACTTTGAATTGATGAAGAAACATTTTAAACCTGGTTTTAAATGTATAGTATTACTTAGAGATCTAATGGATGTTTTTGCAAGTTATATGCAATGGTATACAGAAAACCCTAGTTCTTTTGTTAATAAATTAGGTTCTAATGATGAAGAGAAATTACTGGCTTTAATGAAAGAAGATGGTGCTATTGTAAAAGAAATTAAATCTATTAAAAATTCATATAATTATCCTGATCTATGTTATCATGTAAGATATGATGATATAGTTTTAAATCCTGAACAAGAGTTTAGAAAGATATATAAATTTTTTGATGAACCTTATTTTAATCATAAGTTTGACAATTTAAATCAAGTAGAAGTTAACGGCCTATCTTATGATGATACAGTTGTGGGTAGTAATATGCACAAACTATTTGATGGACCAGTTAGAAAAGTATACAATCCTTACATAGAAAAAATACCAAAAAGTATTAGAGAAAGATATGGACACATTAAAATTTGATTTTGTATTTTTAGGTCAATCAATACTAAAGTATCAAGTACCATTAGATATTTTTAGTGCGATTAATCAAATCTATGAACAGAACTTTTATAGCCTTGCACCCGCTAATCAACAATTAGTAGGTAAGATAGAGAATGAACATTCTTTATTCTATAATGGTAAAGATCAATCAAAGATGAAGAATCACAATATGTTACCAAGAAATGTTACTGATTACTTCATGACTGTATTTAAACACTATTTAGCATTTAATAAAATTAGAGATTACGATACTCATTTAAATTCTATTTGGGTTAATGAAATGAAACAACATGAATACAATCCTGCACACATTCATAGAGGTATGTTGTTCACAGGTTTATCAAGTGTAATGATTTTAAAAATGCCATCAACTTTTGGTAAAGAATACTCTAATGATGCCATACCACAAAATGGTAGATTACAAATACTAGGTGCAAGTAATGGTCAGTTTGCAAAAATAGATTACCAACCCCCGATGAACCTTAGAGATTTCTATGTGTTTCCTTATGATATGAGACACTGTGTGTATCCGTTTAATGGAACGACCGAAACAAGAAGAACTCTTGCTGCAAACTGTGATGTACAGTTTGATCCAATTAAAAATAGAGGAGCTACGTAATGGATAAACAATATTACATAGATAACCACATAGGTCTATTTAAAAATTTTATGCCAAATAAAATGATAGACGATTATTTAAATTATTTTAATAAGTGTGAGCAACAAGGTGCAGTATATCCAAGACGAGAAGATGAAATGTTAGTATCTGATAATGCAATCGATACTATTAGAGATACTAATGTTCCAATGACTTATAACAACAAACCTTTTATAGATATGTTTTTTAAAGAAGTATATCCTTTGTATGTTCAAAAATATTCATACCTAAAAAAATTAGCAACTCATAATATATTAGAAGTTAAAATACAAAAAACTAAAGTAGGTGAGGGTTATCATTTTTGGCATTGTGAAAACGCTGAGATGAAAGCAAGAAATAGAATCTTAGCTTTTATGATTTATTTAAATGATGTGGACGAAGGTGGAGAGACAGAATTTTTATATCAAAAGTGTAGATTCAAACCAGAAAAAAATACTATGCTAGTTTGGCCATCACAATTTACACACATTCATAGAGGCAACCCACCTCTATCAAATGATAAATATATAATAACAGGATGGGTAGAATACGGATATTAATATGATAACAGAACCACGATGGAAATCTTATATAGTTGAAACTACAAAACCTATCTTTACACCTGAACAATGTAAAATGATTATTGCAGCTGGACGTGCAGAGCCTAAACAAGATGCCTATGTTGGAAACAAACAGGGTATTAAAGGTGGTGTATTAGATACTAAAACTAGAACCTCACATATTAGTTGGATACCTTTTTCTAAAACACCAGAGATGTATAAAGACATTGAACGTATTATGAAGACGACTAATGGTAATCATTTTGGTTTTGATGGAATGACTATAACTGAAATGGCACAATATACAGAATATCCAGAAGGTGGGTTTTATGAATGGCATGTAGATAATGATGTAAACTGTGCACACGAACCACCTGTTAGAAAAATATCAATGACGTTACTATTATCTCCTGAATCAGAGTTTGAAGGAGGAGATTTAGAATTAATGGCTGAAGGTAAGATTGCAAAAATAAAACAAGGACACGCAGTATTCTTTGCATCATTTATAAGACATAGAGTAAAACCTGTAACACGTGGTAGAAGACAATCACTAGTTATGTGGTTTGGAGGAACACCATTTAAATAATGCATAGAGATTTACATTTTCCAACACCTATCTATGTTGCAGATATAGAACACCCAACTCTTAATCAAGAGTTGGAAAGAGATATTGTAGCTTGGTCTAATAAAGATAAAGGTATAACAAGAACTAATGTTCAAGGTTGGCACTCGCCGACAAATATGTTTGAGTTACCTGAGTATAAAAAACTAGTTGATATGTTATATGCATGTCAAAAAACTATTTATGATCAAGAGCATTTAGACAGTGAACCTGTATTAGGTAATATGTGGGCTAATATAAATCCACCAGGTGGAATGAATAGAGCACATCAACATCCTAATTCTTTATGGTCAGGTGTATATTATATAAAAGCACCTAAGAACTCAGGTAATTTAAAGATAGATGATCCAAGATCATCAGCTGCAATGGTTAGACCAAATCAGAAAAAAGGTCCAGTGCCTGCAAGATTATTTAGAGAAACACATTATGAACCTATTGCTGGAAGATGTATTATGTTTCCATCATGGTTAATGCACTGTGTTGATCCTAACGAATCTAATGATATAAGAATATCTGTATCATTTAATTTTTTACAGAAAGGTATGTTTGTATGACATTTCAAGCTAATAAATATCAAGTAATAAAGAATGCTGTATCATACGATTTAGCTAACTTTATATTAAATTACTTTTTACTTAAACGAGATGCAGTAGGTTATATGTACGAACATAACATACACTCACAGTCCCCGATCCTTGGAACATGGATCGATGAACAGATACCTAATACCTATTCTTGTTATGGTGATTTTGCTATGGAAACTCTTATGGTTAAGATGTTGCCAGTAATGAAACAACACACAGGACTAGATCTTATCCCGACATACTCTTATGCAAGAGCCTATAAAAAAGGCGATTGTCTACATAGACATAAAGATAGACCTAGTTGTGAAATATCTACAACACTTAATTTAGGTGGTGATCCTTGGCCTATATTTATAGATGGTACAGGAGCTAATAATGTTGTTAATGAAAGACAAAATATTGTTAAACCCGGTGCACCAATTGGTACAAAAGTCCTGCTTGAAGTAGGAGATATGCTAGTATATAGTGGATGTGAATTAGAACATTGGAGAGAACCTTTTGAAGGAACTA